AATGGTAATAGTGTCACCACTATCTCCTAACTGGACTGTACCACAATTTGTTCTTGGACTAATTTTATTTACTTTTACTTCACTCATAATTTACCTATTGAAACTTATACCTTATTATTACTATACCAGAACCACCTGCTCCACCAGTTGCTGGTGCTCCTCTACTTGCACCTCCTCCACCACCAGTGTTAGCTGTTCCAGCTACTCCATTTGCACCTGATACAGCACCACTTTGACCTCCACCACCAGCACCACCTGGGCCTGGAGATACAGTTGGGTTTGGTTCATTTCTGTGTTGAGCTCCACCACCACCGCCACCAAAATATCTTCCTGATGCTGGACCTGGGGTTCCATTAGAACCTCCCATAGCCGGAGATATAAATGATCCATCTCCTCCAGCAGCGGGACCTGATGGTCGACCATCTTTTCCTGCTTCTCCTGCACCACCGCCTCCGCCACCACCATCGGCATTACCACCGGCATCTTCACCGTCTCCACCTGGATTTCCTTGTGGTGGAGATACAGGAGGTGTATTTCCTGAACCACCGCCAGTACCTTGTCTTCCGCCACCGCCTCCGGATCCTCCATTTGCTCCAGCACCACAACTAAATCTACCTCCGCCACCACCACCAGCAGATGTTATTGTGCTTGATCCTGTAAAAACTGAATTAACACCATTTGTTCCTACTCCCGAACAAACTGAACCAGCACCGCCAGCTCCAACTGTTATTGGATAACCGGTTGCAGTCACGGGTAAACCTGTAGGATTAGCTAAAGGAGACATAGAAGGTGCTGGTAAACAACCAACAGAATTAGATAATCTAAATCCTCCTGCTCCTCCGCCACCACTAACATCTCGACCTGAGCCACCACCACCGCCTGCTACTACAAAATAATCTAGTGTGCTTGAACCAAAAGCATTTCCAGCACTACTCACACATAATGTGCCTGGTCCTGTAAATGTATGAACTTTAAAATTACCACAAGTTGTTATTGTACCACCTGATGCTGCTACAAACTGTGGTGCAATAAATTGTGAATCATTAGAATTTACAGCAATCCATCCTTGAGTTGCATCTACATAAACTAACGTAGCTGTTTGTCTGTTTGTTGATATTTCTCCATTAGTTGTGCCTCCTTCAAGAGGAGAACTATTTCTGTTTATTGTAATTTTGTTTGTTGCTGAAGTCCCTGCGTAATCTGCAATAGCTACAATATTTCCTGCGCTTGGTGATGATGGTAGTGTAACTGTCACTACTCCAGATGTTGTATTTACAAAATACCCTTCACCATTAGCTGCTGTAAAATCTGCTGTTTTAATAGATCCTGTTTGCCAATCAACCGTACCTGTTCTACCAAAACCTGATTGAGAAGCACCAGATCCAAGAGTTACTGTATCACCAGATGCACCAATAGTTATTGTGTTACCAGACTCTTTTATGATGTCTGCTCCACATGTATTTTGTATTGTATTTACTTTAATTGTACTTGTCATAATTATTGAAATCTATACCTTATTATTACTATACCACTTCCACCGTTTCCACCAGCTCTACAAGGAGCTGAGTTCTCATCACCTGCTCCACCACCGCCACCACCAGTGTTGGTTGATCCAGCTTGTGCAGGGGTTCCACCATCGCCACCTTTATTACCGGCTCCACCACCTCCAGCACCGCCACAAGACCCTTCTCCAGCACCTCTACCATTTCCACCACCACCGGCTCTTGCATTTGCAGATCCTGTAATTGAACTTGTAGCACCAGCACCACCTGCTGCACAAGCACCACCAGCAGCTGTTGCTCCGCCACCAGAGCCTCCTCCTCGAGAACCTACAGGTGCAGTTCCTCCATTATTTCCTTGAGCAGGACTGACCGGAGGTACATTACCAGTTCCACCGCTTCCTACTCCTGGAGGAGTTCCATTTGCTCCGCCTCCACCGCCACCAGAGCCTCCATCGCCACCACCTTTTTGATTACCACCACTCGTAGCACCAGCACCACCATAACCACCCCTTGCTGCAGTAATTGTTGAAAAAGTTGAAGTAGCACCATTAGAACCACAAGCTGTATGAGCACCACCAGCTCCACCTGCTCCTACTGTTATTGGAAAACCTGTTGCTGTTACTGTAACTCTATTTGGTGCGCTTGGATAACCGTCTAAAGGACTAGCTGTATAAGGGGTTACTGGATTTTTTACTTCTCTATAACCTCCTGCTCCACCACCGCCAGCTCCTCCGCAAGCAGGTCCTGGCCCTGCTCCACCACCGCCACCACCACCGCCTACAATTACATAAGATACAATATTATTTGCTGCAGCGTCTGAAACAGAACAAACAGTAAAAGTTCCTGGCCCTGTAAACGTATGAATTTTGTCATTACCACAAGTTGTTATTGTACCACCTGTTGCACTCATAAAATTTTCACCAACTATCGCAGAAGAATCATCTTGAGTTGGTACCCATCCTTGAGTTGCATCGACGTAAACTAATACAATTGAAGCACCTGATGTATCTATAACTGGGTTGATGGCATTACCACCATTAATTGGTTCACTATTTCTATTTATTGTAAAATTATTTGTACCAAAAGTACCATCATAATCTTTTGCAGCAACGATATCTCCTGCACTTGGTGAGGCTGGTAGCGTCATTGTAATTGCTCCACCTGTTGTGTCAACAAAATATCCTTCACCACTTGTAGCATTAAAATTTGCTGTTTTTTTAGTTGTTTCCCAATCTACAGATCCTGATCTACCAAATCCTGATTGCGATGCACCACTTGCTAAACTTACAGTATCGCCTGAAGCACCTATTGTAATTGTGGTTCCAGACTGACTTATTATATTTCCAGCGTCAGAAGCTTGCACAGCATTTGTTTTTACAACATTACCTGGAACAGCAACTGATTTACATGCTGATCCTACAGTAATCGTACTGCCTGATTGTGCGTCTATTTCATTTACTTCTATTTTTGACATTAAACTACTACTACTGTTCCTGTTATTGTTTGAGTTCCAGTTACTGTAACTGGTCCTGCTAATACTGCATTACTAATTGTTTGATCATCAGACAAAGTTGCTGAATGATTAAAAGCATAAGTTGAAGCCGTCATACTTGCAGACGGAGCTCTAGATGCAGGATAAGTACAAAAAACATTTTTTGTTCCTGCAGAAAAATCTACTTTACTATCAGAATTTGACGAGGAGATAACAGTATCTCTAGATATAGTATCAGGACTAGCATCAGTAACAGTCCCTATGCCAACTTCAAATTCAGCATTACCTGGTAATTCTATAGCATAAAAAGTTTTATTAGTTGTACCAATACCAGCTACAAAAGTTTCAAAGCCGGTTTCAGCACCAGCTAAAGAAATAGTTCCTGTACCTGTAGTAGTGGTAGTTTCTTTTACCCTGTCATTTAATACAAATGCCATCTACTACTCCAAAAATATTACGCGTTGCCTAATCTAATAATAGCTGCAGAGTTAGATGCAGTTGGAAACTGAACAACAAAATCTCCGTTAGTTGCTGTCTTTGTTCCACCAAAATCTAAAACTAAAACTGCTGGATTAGTTCCACCACTCTTATAAATCAAAGCTCCTACCGCTGATAACGTTACAGATGAAAAAGTTAAATCTGCAAAATCAACAAATGCAATATTACTTGCCACTGCTACACCGTTATTAGTTAATGTGTTTCCACCAGAACTATAACTTGTACCAGACGTACTAACTTCGTTAGTAGCAGTAAACGCTGTTGTTGATGTCGTTAATCCCGATATATCTGTGTATAAAGCAAGTTTAAAAGTTGATCCACCAGATGAATCAAAATTAAACGTTCCTTTTAACAGGTCTGTTTTAAAAGAGTCAGGTATAACATTAGCCATATTTTTATCTCCTTAATTATGGTGATGGTGATTTAATAGTATTACGAATAACCCCATCTTGATATTCGTCTCGTCTTCTTCTACCTTCTTGTTCGATAGAATAAGAAGCTAAAGCTCGTTTATAAGACATTTCGTAGTATTGTAACATATCTACTGGACCTTTCAAGTATCCATATGCTTCTACTAATGCAGCGTATAATAATAAATCTTGGTATTTATTTGACAGATAAGTTCCAGCAGTGCTTGGAGTTCCAGATGTAATAGTATCTGGCTGTTTTACATATGCTAAAGTTATCTCATAGTTAGCGTTTGGTG